ACCCAAACCAATCAAGCAACGCTGTATCATATTGTTCACGCACAATCCTGATACGGGCGAATTTTACCGGAGCGAACAGAACCTGACCACAAAGGAGCGGACCATTACGCCGATCAGCATGGATGAGTACCTGGATGCGATGAGGGAGAACGATGTCAAACTGAAAGATTTTATCGACTTTACATAAACCAATCAAATTATTTTACACAAACCAACATGAGAATATTCAGTTTTAAAATCAATGATCCGGTACGCGTCACACGCACAACGGTTCATGGCGTACTGATCAGGGTCGGTGGGAAGTACGGTGTGATCGAAACGGATGACGGGCGATTCTTGGAGATTCAACTATTCCGGATGCGACATTTAACTCCAATCGGAAAAAGAATTTACAAAAAGGTGTACAACGTATCGAAAAAGTATTTACCTTTGGGTGTCGTAGGTTTAGGTTTAAGGTTCTGGTTTTTGTTTTAGGGTTAAAGTTGGAGATGGGGAGTTGGTAAGTTTACCGCTCCCCTTCTTTTTTAAACACAATTATTATGAGCAGAATACAACTAATTAAGGACGCATACAAAGGCGAAACGATCTACATACTCGGAGCGGGTAAGCAGATGGATATGTACAACCCTGAATTTTTCCATAACAAAGTAACCATTGGTGTGAATTGGGTGTTTCAATTCTTTCCGTGCAAATACACCATTGCAAGGCATTTGTGTGTAATAAGGGAATGGCACAATAAAGATGGCAGTCCTTACCCAATCAGCACGTTAGTCTATCCAGAAATCACCTGTGACTTTGACGGAATCCCATCGCCACAAGTAGAAGGGTATCGCTTCACAGACGAACTGCGACAGAACGGATCGACAACTATCACCGCGATAGATTTGGCTGTATATATGGGTGCTGACCGGATCGTAATACTCGGATGCGAAGGATATGGACCGTACTTTGACGGGTATCCAACGGGCGAAACGAATCAAACTTGGCTGAGCAAATCACGGTTTGAGATTGAGCAGTTTATTGCGTTTGTTGAGTCAAAAGGAATAAGGGTTGATTGGGTAAGATTTATACCATAAACATACATTGGATAATTTTTCGTAACTTTACATCGAGAAATATCTAAAAAATTGGCACCGGAAAAAGGAAATAAATTTTGGATGCTACGATCCAAACACGGAAGGGATAGGATTATAACAGACCCGGATGCACTTTGGGAATCTGCTTGTGAATACTTTAAGTGGTGCGAAGATCATCCAATCATAACGATAGACTATAAGGGCAAGGATGCGACATTGGTTGAATATCCAAAGCCTATACCATTCCAAAAGGAACGAATCGCACTGTTTTGCGGGGTAAGTAAATGGGAATCAATAGATCAACTCAAAAGCGTATCAAATGATTTCTTGGAAGTTATAACCCGCATTGAAGGTATAATCATGACACAGAAGTTTGAAGGGGCTTCATGTGGGCTGTTCAATCCGTTAATCATTGCCCGCGATTTGGGACTTAGCGACAATCAGAAGCACGAGATGAGCGGATCGACAGAAGTTGTCATATCGGATAAACAGTCTAAACTATGACACACACCCTTTCTTGGACCCCTACATCAACACAGGAGGACGCCCTTGACCTGTTGGCAAGTGACGCTAACCGGATCCTGTTGTGCGGTGGTTCAAGGTCGGGCAAAACGTTCCTGTTATGCTGTGCCGTATTTACACGGGCTATCAAAGAGCCAGGCAGTCAGCACGCAATAGGTCGTTTACATTTTACCCATGTGGTTAGTTCGCTGGCATATCAGACCATCCCGCGTATGTTGGAGATATGCTTCCCGACACTTCAGGTCACATTGAACAGGCAACATTGGTTCTATGAGCTTCCAAACAAGTCGCAGATATGGCTATTTGGGTTTGACCAGAAAGAAAGGGTTGAGAAGATACTTGGTACGGAATGGTCAACAATATACCTGAACGAAGCAAGTATGTTGGAATGGAACCTGGTTACAATGGCACTAACCCGGTTGGCTGCAAAATCAAAATTGAGAAATAAGCTATATCTGGATCAGAACCCACCGTCTAAGGCACATTGGACTTATAAGATATTCGTTCAGCACAAGAATCCTGAAAATAACATGGCTATTGCCGACCCAGAGAATTGGGTAACCATGCTAATGAATCCGCAAGCCAACGTAATGAACCTATCGGATGACTACATCAAGACATTGGAGAGCTTACCCGAACGGGCGCGCAAACGGTTCTTAAATGGCGAATACTCAGATGAGATACAGGGTGCATTGTGGACCGAACAGACCATTGACAAGTATCGTGAGGATGATGTGCCGGACTCGCTTGTACGCATATCAATAGGTGTTGACCCAGCCGGAAGCAGATCACTGACAGCCGATGACACGGGTATCATGATGGTTGGCAAGAGTCGTGAAGGGCATTATTACGTCATGCAGGACGGGACAGGTAAGTATTCGCCTAATGGTTGGGCTATGCGAGTGGCTGCCCTGTATCACGGCAATAAAGCGGACCGGGTTGTGGCTGAACAGAACTACGGCGGTGAGATGGTGGAGAGTAATCTACGCACCGTTGACCCGAACATGAAGATCGTAATGGTCAATGCAACACGGGGAAAGATAATCCGTGCCGAACCGATAAGCGGTCTGTATGAACAGGGGTTAGTACATCATGTGGGATACTTTCCTGAGCTTGAGGATGAGATGGTACACTTTACAGGCGAAGCAGGTCAGAAGTCACCGAACCGATTAGATGCTTTGGTGTGGGCTATAACCGATCTTATGGGATTGGGTAATAAACAGGGCTGGGTAACAACGATATAATTACATTATGGCAATATTTGATTTTTTAGGAAGGAAGTTCAAAACAACGGTTGAAACCAATCAATTAGCGCGGGTTCTTTACAACTCGATTGGCAACGATCAGGTGATCTGGACTGATTCGGATATGGAGTCATTGGTTGAGAGTCACCACAATAAGAATGCCGATCTGTTTAGTGTGATCGACTTCATCACCAATGGATTCAATAAGATCAACATTGTGGTTAAGCGCGGCACTAAGGAGGACTTTACCATCGTTGAGAAGGGCGAGCTATACGACCGGATTAATAACCCCAATCCATCACAGTCTATGGATGAGTTCTTTGCTTTGGGACTCAAATTCAAGCTGGTGACGGGTAATTGGTTCATTTACGCACCGCGCAGGTTTGAAGGGGGCAAGTTCATTGAGCTTTGGAACCTACCATCGCAATACGTTCAAATCATTAGTGGTGGTTGGCGCGAACCGATCAAAGGCTATAATCTGATGATTAACGGTGGTCAATCCATGCCTTTCTTAGTAAATGACATTCTGCACATCCGCGAGCCGAACCTGTCGTTTGGAGCCGGTCAGGAGCTAATGGGTATGTCACGATTAAAGCCGGGAGGCACAACTGTTGACACGAACCAGCTCGCACAGGAAGCATCGGCATCGAGGTTTAAGAATCGCGGATTAGCTGGATTCCTGACAATACTCGGAGCCGATAACCCTATTGATGGATTAAAAGCATCACAGGACATTAAGGTACAAGTCCGCAATCAGGGCAAGGGATCAGGCAATGAAGGTGCGATCATCGCAACGGGATATGACGTTAAGTTCACACCGACCAGCGTTAGTGCTGTTGACTTGGGTATATTTGAAGGGCAGAAGCACACATTACACCAACTATGCAACCTGTATCACATCCCATCAATTCTGTTCGATCCGACCGTTGCGAACACCTACAACAACCTAAATGAAGCCCGCAAGGATGCGTACCGTGATGGTATCATACCGGAGGTGCAACAGTTCTGCACGGACTTCAACCGTTGGATAGGAGATTCATACGGTGGCGAGTGGATTGACTATGATACGTCAAGCGTTGAGTGCCTGCAAGCCGATAATCAGGCAATGGCTACATGGTTGGCTCAGGCATGGTGGATCACGCCTAACCAGAAGCTAATCATGCAGGGATTGGAACCATCTACCGATCCTGATATGGATAAGGTATTTATGCCATCCAACCTGATTAGCATGACACAGGATGAATTACCACCAATACCTAAAGGAGTGAAGTTTATATGAGCAAAGGCCGTGAGATACTGAATGAACGCCGTGTGTTCGAGCGCAAGTTTGAGCGGGTGTTCCGTAAGGCATTGATGGCTCAGATTGAACCCGTATTGAAGTGGGTGACATTCGAGGACTATCAATCCCGCGTGACATTGGTCATCAAGCCGGAACTGATCGAGCAGGCATACATCCAACTGTATCAGGAGGTAGGTGCATACTTCGCAGCTAAACAGAAGGCAATGCTGACCAAAGCGGATACAAATATCTGGATGGAACAGATGGCTCGGTATGTACGCACTAAGGTAGGGGATCGTATTACTTGGGTGACCGAAACAACTAAGGACTTTGTGCTTACTTTGATCCGTGACGCTGTGGCCGAAACCGTACTGCCCGGATACGGAATTAGTGCTGTGACCGATGCTATCATTGAGCGGGTCGGTAAAGGATACGCTGATATTGCACGATGGAGGGCTATCCGTATCGCACAGACCGAGGTAATGTCAGCACAGTCCTATGCAAGTGACAAAGCAGCACGGGATTCGGCATTGGAGTTCGGCTACAACATGAGTAAGACATGGGTGGTTAGCGGGCATCATACCCGTGATTCACATTATCAGGCAGCAGTTGATAACGTGGCTATACCAATGGATCAGGACTTCATTGTGGCAGGGATTCATTGTCAGTATCCGGGTGATCCGGTATTACCTGCCGGAGAGGTGGTTAACTGTGCGTGTCGGGTGATATATGAACCAATACGGGACTAATTGTAACATTTGTTACAAAATTGTAACGATTGTTACAAATCGGAAAAATAGTTGTAACTTTACAAGGCAAAATTAAACGAAATGGGAAGCATGATTTTGAAGGGTGGCGGAACGGTAACCGATGTGGACGTTAATAGCCGCACAATTAAGGGTTACTTTTCTATTTTCGGTAATAAAGATTCGGACGGGGATATAATCACACAGGGCGCATACACCAAGTCATTGATGGAGCGCGGACCCAATGCTTCCAACCGTATTTTGCACCTTTGGATGCACAAATCAGATGCGGTACTTGCCAGACCGAGGGAGTTAGACGAGGATGCACACGGATTAAAGTTTGTAAGCATATTCCCAGAAAATGGCAAATTGACACGATTACAGGACGATACATTGAAGCTATACGATCAGGGAGTGCTTACTGAACATTCGGTAGGTTTCCAGATCATTAAGTCCGAGAATGATCCATCACAGGATGCCCGCATACTAAAGGAACTGAAGTTGTGGGAAGGATCGACAGTTACATGGGGTGCAAACGAAATGGCAAAGGTTACCGAGGTTAAGTCCGAGATGAAGCCTGAACTGATTAGCCGCATGGAACGATTAATCAAGGCACTAAAGGACGGGTATTTTACCGATGAAACCTTTATGGCTTTAGAATACGAACTAACAATCATAAAAAATCAGATTGATTCACTTGAGGCAAAGGCAGCCGAACAGATCACTGTCGAACCCGAACAGCCGAATTATGATGAGCTTATAAATGTGTTTAAATCAAATTTAAGAAAATGAACGAACAAGAATTAGCCACCAAATTAGCAGCTCAGGTGAATGAGGCTTTCGCAGCCAAAGAAGCCGGACTGATGACTGAGGTGAAGAAATTGACCAGTGAAATTGAGGCTAAGATGCCGACTAAAGACGCATTTGCCGAATTTCAAAAGCAGTTAGACGCGATCACTGTTGAACTGAAGAATCGTGACGTTGAGGGTGAAGCAGGCAAGCCGATTGGCGTGCAGATTAAAGAGATGCTTAACTCGAGTGAGTTTAAAACCGCCGCCGCAATCGCTAAGAAGGGCGATAATCCGGGCAGGCCGTTCAGCATGATCCTGAAGGTTGAATCACAGATGACCGAGGTGGCCGCAACCGCAGCCGTTACCGGACACATCCCGATGCCTATGGTTGCTCCAGGTATTGCACAGACCCCGTACCGTACTCCATTCATGAGGGACATCATTACCAACTTGGTAACTGATTCCAATGTGATTTTCTGGATTGAGGAATCAGCTCGCACCGATGGCAGTGCATTCGGAGCTGAGGCAAGCGCTTACGGACAGGGCGAACACAAATTTGCACAGTACAGCATTCCTGTTGAGCGTGTTGCTGAATACATGAAGGTATCCGATGAGATGTTCACCGACCTTCCATATCTTCAGTCAATCATGACCAACAAGCTCTTGAAGGATTTGAATCTGAAAATTGATGCAGGTATTTTGACCGGATCGGGCACACCTCCTTATCTGAAGGGATGGGATCAATATGTTACCGCTTATGCAGCTCCGACCGCATTGGCACTTAACATTGTGACCCCGAACTACATTGATCTGTTGGTTGCTGCCATTGCTCAGGTTGAGGTAGCTAATCACCGTCCTAACTACATCGTATTGAACCCAGTTGATGCCAAACTGCTGAAGATGCAGAAGAATGCAGACGGATCATACGTTAACGCTCCGTTCATGATGGGTGCAGGGTTTGTAGTTGATGGTGTTCCGGTAATTGCTAACAACGGTGTTACTCAGGGTACTTTCTATGTTGCCGATTCGACCAAATCGAACTTTGCAATGCGGAAAGAAATTGAGATTCGCTTGTGGGATCAGAACAGTACCGACCCGATTTATGGTCTTAAAACAGTTACTGCTGTTGCACGTTGCGCTCACTGGATCGCTGGTGTTGATGCTACTGCATTTGTTAGCGGTGCATTTACTCAAGCTAATCTTAACGATCTGACCCGTCCGTAATATGAAAAAGTTAGCAATCCTTCTGATGGCTGTTGCGCTTACGGGCGTGGGATTCAGTCAGACAGTAATCAAGGGTAACTATGCAACTTTTGCAGGTGCTGCGTCCGATACATTGACGGCTTCGGCAACGAAAGCCTATGTGTTGGACTTGGGTAAGAGCGGATCATTTGCTGGCAAGACGTATGATTATACGATTTAGTTCTTTTCCGATTTGGTTAGTGGGACCGCAACGTATGCACTTAAACTGTATGAATCAGTTGACGGCGCAACGTGGACCGCTACCTGTCTGGATAGTGTGAGTAAATCGCACGCTTCTGATTTTGTTTATGTCAAACTGATGAATGCACGGACGGCGAGATATGTTAAGATCGCTGCCATTGCAACGTCAGCAACGCAGAAAAGCACATTGTACGGGTATATTTCGGTAGGCAAAAGAGAGTAATCATGAGAAAGTATATCATATTGTTATTGGTTATGTTGCCCGTGATGGTAATAGGCCAGACCACGATCAAGCGGTACGGTACATTTGCGGGGGCTGCTGCTGATACCCTGACAACGGGTGTCACCAAGTCCTATACATTGGACCTTACCTATTGGCAAGGCAAAACGTATGATGTGACCTTTCAGGTGTTTAATGATTACGCATCGGACTCTACATATTACACGCTTAAATTCTATAAATCGAATGACGGCGTAACATACTCAGCAACCGCAACGGATTCTACCGCAGTGGTTAAGAGTGTTGTAGATCAGGTCTATCAGGTTGACTTATCAAACCAAACTGCCCGATATTGGAAGGTGGTTGAGGTTGGTGCTGCTCAGGATCAGAAGTCAAAGATTTACGGTTATGTAAATGTGACTAAAGGAGATTTTTAAACAAAGGATCAAGGGGGTGAACTCCGCTATACAAGATATTTATCAGGGTGTAGGTCAGTAGTAGTTCACTCCCTTTCTTTTTAAATCAACATTATGCAAAAAGTAAAATTTATCAAACAATTCAGCGTTAAAGCACCTGGTGACGAAAAAGTATATGAAGATCAATATGCTGACTATCTCATTAATCTTGGTGTCGCTGTGCTTGTGGTTGAGAAATTGGAATCGCATCCGATTGAAACGAAAGAGGAAAAAATTGTAGTTAAACGCACTACGAAAAATGCAAAGAATTGATTATTCGCGAGTAACGACCGCAACAGTTGCAGCAACCGCAACGGTTAACTCAGGCACGACCTATTACGAGCCTGTTGACCTTGCGACAGCCGTCAACTACATGAAGCAGAACTACGGGACGCTGACCATTGAGGATACCCTAATCAAGTCGCTGCTCGTTACATCGCGTCACTGGATCGAGGAACGCACACATCGGGCTATTGT